AGGCGTTTTTATCCCATACCCTAACAATTATACCCCTTGCATCCCTAATGCCCTATATGGGGCGTATACAAAGTGTAGCAATATTATGTCATTTTTATCAATTTCATGTGGTTTAACGGGTTAGACCTTTCGGATTGACCCCCTGAGAATTTCTCGACCCCAGGGGTATATATCACAGATTCTCCAGGGTGTGTGTGTCCCGCCGGATTTTTGATCCGTAAGGTCCCGACAGGGGTGATTTTTTGAGAATTTTTTCGAAAAAATTTTTTTATTTTTTTCACTATGTTCGGGTGTATGTAGTGAGTTTTTGGGGATGTGTGTGCCTAAATTTCTCAGACTTAGTGAGTTTTCGTGACAGGGGAAGAAAATCAACATAAATAACATGATTCTGGTATTGCAAATGTGTAAACAGGGTGGTATGATGCAGTTAACAAAGTTAATTTGATTTACACACGAAAGGGGTAATAATATGAAGTACGCATACATTAGAGTTTCAAGTAAAGATCAGCACACAGACAGACAGCTTGCGATGATGGCTGAACAGGGAATCGAGCCTGAAAATATGTTCATCGACAAGCAATCCGGCAAAGACTTCGACCGTCCTGAATATCAGCGAATGATTGACACGATTAAGGAAGGCGATGTAGTCTACATCAGCAGCATTGACAGACTCGGTAGAAATTACGATATGCTCATTGAGGAATGGAACAGAATAACAAAGATTATCAAGGCTGATATCATCGTTCTGGATATGCCACTACTCAACACGACTAACGACAATAACAACCTCACAGGCAAGCTTCTCTCCGACATCGTTTTGCAGATTATCGCCTATGTTGCCGAAACAGAACGTGCATTCATCCGCAAGCGTCAGGCAGAAGGAATCCGTGAAGCTAGAAACCGTGGAGCCTATGTCAATATCGAACTCGATGAAGATAGACTCCGTGAGCTTAAGAAGGCTGTTGACGAGAAGAAAATGTCTGCTGCCGCTGCCGCAAGAGAACTCGGAATATCAAGAGTAACCTGGTATAGAAGAACTGCGGATCTGTAGAATCGAGGTGATTGAATGAACAAAGAATCGAGAACAAGAACCCCCGAACAGAAAAAGGCTATTGAGGATTATATCAAGAGCCACGGATTCAAGTCTATGAGCGAATTTGCAGATGCACTCGGAACAGGAAGACAGAATATTTGGATAGCAACAAGCGGTAAACAGAATCTCACAATCGAATCCATGCTGAAATGGGCAAAAGTTCTCAAGTGTCCTGTTGATGACATTATCGCTCTCTTCTATCCGTTCGAGTGGTTGAACTACATATCTTCGGATCGTAAACTTTACGATAGCCGCAATACAACCGTTTAAGTTCGGAGGTGGTGCATGACTTTAAAAGATTTAAAAAACTCCATATGGTTTAAATACTGTGATATTATGGTTTTATATGACAAGTCTGAATCTGAAATTGAACCAACAACTCAGGTACAATGGAAACAACTTCAAAGAAAAAATGTTTCTAGCCACAGTATTACTCACAAAGATGGTCTTGTAATATTAAACGTCCATATGGATGTACTATTTTAGGGCAAAAAAATAACCCTTTCGGGTTCAAAATTCACATTCGGGTGTTGCTAACATAGTGACACCCTTTTTAATTTCCTTTCTGACCGCTCCATACGGCTCAAATTTCGATTTTAATATCTCGTTCGATAAATTGTAAGGGTAAGGGTTCTAATCGCCTTAAATCGCCTTGTGGCGAACATGACAAAACAGACGTTTTCGGTTCAGAAACTTGCCACCATTTCTTACCCCTTTCTGTTAAAGTGGTTACCAACGTGGTTACTTTTGTTTATCCGTCACCCGAAACGCCCGATTTATAAGGTCTTTCAAGTGCGGGAGATGGGACTTGAATTATACTCACAGCCCCGAAATCCTTTATCTATAAAGGGTTTCAACATTTGCCTAATGGTTCCAAGTGGTTCACAGGCAATGCTCTCGACAGATATTCTGTCGCTTTCTGTAATTCCGTGTTGTCGTAGAGATAATAATTTTTTGTGGTTGATATATCTATATGCCCCATCTGAGCTATTATGAAGCTCTCAGGAATGTTGGCATTAATCAGGCTTGTCGCATACGTTTTACGACATTTATGCATTGACCGTGGCTTGATTCCTAGTGACGTACACGCACGTTCAAGCTTTCTTGTAAACGATTGCCCTATCACTCGTTTGCCGTCTATCTCGAAGAGATATTCACCGTTCGGGTTTAAGCTTAAGATCCGCTCGATGATGTTCTCAGCTTCTTTGTCAATAACTACCGTTCTGTTACCTGCATCCGTCTTAGCGTTCTTTCGGACTTCGTGAACGTAATGTCCTTTAGACTCTCGATAGCGAATCTCGGTCTTGTTAATCTCGATTACACCAGGTCTTATATCTTTCGGGGTCAAAGAACTTAGCTCTCCGACTCTCAATCCTGTTCGTAATGCAAGCATGATTCCAAAGCTCACTACGTTCGGCTTATGATCCGCTAGGTATTTGATTATCTGCCCGACCTCTCTTTCCGTGAACACATTGTCGCTCGGTTTCTGCCGGTTCTGTCGGAATATGTTCTTAGGCAGGCACAATTCCTTGAAGAATGTCTGAATCGATATATCTGTTAATCTATGTTTCTTAGCGTGAGTGAATATGCCTAAAAGCAATAACCTCAATCCGCTATAAGCTTTGTTAGTTAAGTCATATGTTTTAATGCTGCTCTTGATGAAATGCTCAAGTTCAAGTTCGGAAACATCCTTAACCTTTCGTTTACCAAACTCTGAAAAGTATTTCTTGAAATCAGCTTCGTATCTGTCGCAAGTCGATTTCTGAACCTCGCCGTAATTTCTTTTCTCAGCTATCCAATCGTTGAACATCTGCTGAACTGTTTCGGCCTGTTCCTGATAAAAGTCGCATAACGCATCCTCGACTTGTTCCTTAGTGTTTCTCTTTATCAGCCTCCTTTGTCCGTTTTTTCGGATGTGTGTGTACCATTTTCCATCCTTGCCCTGCCATATCTGACAGGGATGATTTTCTAAAATCTCTTTTCGTTTCTGACGCATAATATTTTCAGAAATGGTGGCGGTATCTATGATACCACTCTCAACAGCATATCTCAATATGTCTGCATCAGATATTCTGTTGTCATACATACCGCCTTACCATCCTTTAGTCTTCTTCAAACATCACTACAAGTTCATCGGGTCTGCATCTCAGCACCTCGGATATGTTAACCAGGTTCTCATAACTCGGAACTGCATCACCTCGGACCCATCGGTTAACTGTCACTCTGCTTGAGTAGTTGAGCTTTCTTGCAAGTTCATCCGAGCTGACCCCTCTGTTAAGCATAAGCAGCCGGATTCTCTGTCCTGTTTCTATTGCGTTAACTTTCTTCATACCCATGTACCTCCTCAATCATCGCAGGGGTGTGTGTCGTGATCTTAAGGATTTGCTCTCGCATCTGACAGGGGAGAGCTGCGAACTCTTCGTGACTCTTCTTAGCTACTCTATAGCTCTTGAGAAAGTTTGAATGAATGACCGTGTTGACTTCATCCGTTCCTAACATCGCCCACTCACGAAGGTTCTCATATCTTCCGACAGCCTTCTGACATACCTTTGGGAGTTTTTCAAACTCTTCTCTCGCACAATACGATGAATTGCAGATTGCCTTATAAACTAATGACCACGCATATCCTTCTGACATTTCGTCATCGGGAGCGGTAAACTGAGCTAATATCTTTCTTATTCCGGCAACCGTTGGTGGATATTCGTTAGTTGCCATGTACTTCTGAATCGCTCCCTGAACAACCATATAGTCTTCATCAGCGAAGAATGAGAACCACACATCGAACGCATCCTTGTCTGGGATGAACTTAGGATCACCATAAACCGCTTTCATGCCCTTAACTAAAACTCCAAACTGTTCTCTTGTCATAACCTCACCGTCCTTATACCCAATCATCTACCTGACTTACTCGGTTCTTAATCGAATCCATGTACGAAGAACCTTTACTCTGCTGCTTGTTGTCATGCTTCTCCCATGTTCTTACCGCAGCTTTCCAATCTTTCATCTTGTTCTTACCTACCATCCATCCCTTAGACTCATAGAAGTCGATAAAGGATTCAGGATCTATTCCGTTGTTCCGCTCGTTACAATAAGCGATAACTTCATCAAGAGTTGGTGGTACGAACCTCGATTTTTCTCTTTTAGATTTATCGTTAGATAAATCTTTTCTCTTTATATCTTTTAAATCTTTATCTAAATCTATATCTATATCTTTATCTATATCTAATTCTATATCTATATCTGAGTTCGTCTTCTGTTCGTCTATTGTTCGTCTATCACCCGTCTGCTGCCTTTTTCCCATCTCAATTAGGCGTGTATCGTCAATAATTTGACCGTTTCCGAGCGTGTAACTGTTGTTCTCTTTCAGCCGGAGCATCGCCTTTTCATCCGTAAAATTGGTTTCATGGTATCTGCTTGCAGAAAGGGTATTGTGCATACGCCAATGCTTAATAACAATCACTCCGTTCTCAAACAAAATCACAAAGCTCTTAGCAATAAGCAGCTTAAGGTCATCATCACTTGCCCCAATAAAAGACGCTATACGTCTTGGATTGCCTATAAACCCGTCATCATCCGCTCTTAAATTCAAGTGAAAGTACAATGCCTGAGTTGATAAAGGCATATCAAGAAATGCATCTGTATCAATTACGTCCTTGCGGATCATTCTCTTATTTGCCATATCCGTCCCCTCCGTTCCGAGTTAGTCCTTTAATTTTCCATACCCCTTGCCGATAACCATATCAGCCCTGTTCCGTGGCATTCTGATTACATCGCCGGTATGAAATGTCTTGTTAAAATACACATCCGTGTACATCGTAGTCACTTCAACCCACTTGTAAGCATCGTCTGGCTTATAGTCATGTTTCGGTGTGGTATTTCCTAAAAGTTCTCTCCATTGGTCAATAATCGGCTTATTGTCAAACGTATATGTGAACTTAGGCACATTAAGTAATTCCTTTACGTCAAAATCCATGTCAAACGGAACTACATACCCGTTTTTACCGTCCTTTACGCCAATTTCAGGCAAAACAGGCAATGGGGTTGTAATAACGGGTGTATTAAGGTCTAACGCTTCTACAATCGAATAACAGAATGCTTCTGAATCCGACAACTGTACAAGGTAATCTGCCTTTGCCACATAATCCCTTACGTTCTTTGATGGACGCATCCTAACGACACCTTCAATGTTTGTCTTGAGATCCCGATTGCTGAAATATACCCATATGAACGGGATATTAGCTTCGTGCAGCATATCCGCAAGTTTAAGCATCCTTTTCTGCCCCTTTTCAGGTGTGTCAAGTCGTGTCGTTGAAACCAAGAACAGCATCTTCTTCGTTTCGGTGTAATAGGTCATATTGTGTATCACGGAGTTAGGGTTTGGCATTTCCTTGCCCCAACTGTCAACAACAGCATGAGAAACAGCAACCGTGAAATCCCTGTCCTTAGGCAATTTAAGGTTGTTTGCCACATCCTTACACCCATGAACGACCTGAATAGACTTCTTGTAATTAACATTTCTAGGGATATCCTCAAAGATTCTGTTGCATATAAGCGTATCGCATATAATAGGCTGCCCGTTGTTCTTCTCAACACGAACGTATTGTTCCAATCGCTGAATTAACTCGACATCCATTTCCTCATAAAGCACAACAATGTCATAATACTCGGACATCTGCCGGATAAAGTTGTAATTAAAGGTTTCTATGCCCCCGATATTAAATGCCAATGAGTTATAGAATACGACCTGAGTTCTTAATGGCGAATCTATAATCTTAACGGCTTTCGTAGGTTCTCCACGAAGTTCATGCGCTCTTATCGGGAATGGATCTTTGACTTGTGCATACCTCTCTAACTCTGGCAAGTCATTCTTACAAGTAAACACAAAGACCTCGTTGGTTTCGTCCTCTTTCTTTATCTCGTCTATCAGATAGGTCATATCTGCCGTTATGTGCTTGAAGTTATAGACTATTCGCTTAACATCCAATAAGCCTGCCATATATTGTTTAGACAGCGAATTAGGGGTTGTTGTGCGATAGAAATACATATAATCCGTTATGACGGCTTTCTTGCCGTTTTTAAAGTCCATCTTGCGGTAGAAATCTTCGTCTTCCGTGGCTCTTTTCTTCTCGTTAAATCTCTTATCCCCGATAAATGACATCTTAAAGGCTCTTGTGCAAGCACTTACGTTCTCAAGCTTGTCATTAATGCTGTTAAGCTTGAAATCCATTTTTACCCCACCTGGCATTGACTTCCATGAAAACTCAACGTAGTCAAAATGCTCTTTGTCTATCTTCTCGATAAGTCGCTCAACATAGTAGTCAGCGACTACGTCATCCGCATCGATAAAAGAAATATATTCGCCTTTAGCGTTCTCAATTCCCGTATTTCTTGCTCCGGCAAGACCTCTGTTTTCCTGTCTGATAACCTCTAACCACGGCTTATGTGTCCTAAAATGAGCATCGCTGCCATCATCAACTAAGATCACCTGAACATCTTTCCTGTCCTTAACTTGCGGTTCAAGGCAATCAAGTAGCTCACAGATATATTGTTCCGCATTATAGAACGGAATAACGATTGTTAATTTAATCATATTTCTCACACTCCATTAACAATTTTTCGTATTTTGAGAAAAAGCGTTCCTCAAAACTTCTGAACTTTTCTACTCTTTTATAATTGTCGTTAACGGCAACAATCCTCTTATTGTATTCTTCCTCATAGTTAGCTTTTATGTTCTCGACAGCAACAGAAATGTCATCTGTATTATCGGCTACTATTATCCCGTCTTTGTTGAAGTAGTCGCTTATATTCTTTGCCCCGTAATAGATAGGAATAGTCTTATTCGCAAAGCAATTACAAATCTTCTCCGTAAACCAATAATCATCCCTATAGTTTTCCATTGCGACAGCGAACATATAAGGTGCATGACTTGTATGTGTGTCAACCATCTGACCGCCGTTATATGTGCCAAAGCAATCTATCGTATCTTGAAGTTGAAAAGCCAACTGTTTGCGAATCTTATGAAGCTCACAGTATTCTTTTCCTGAGGAAATCATCGAACAAAACTTTGTTTTCGGTTCATCACTCCAAGTCCAAACACCGCCCCAATTAACTAACTTTGCGTTAGGCAATCTATATAATAACTTGCTGTCGTGAGTAAATATGTATTTGAACTTCTTATAATTCTCCTGAATATAGTCATACACATAACCTTGTAAGCTGCGAGGTTCTATCAGTAAGGCTATGCTATCAGGCTTAACTTCATCCATAGTTGCAAAGTCTAAGTAGCAATCCACATAAGGTTGCCCCTTTGCCGGATGATGGTTTGGAAAATGGTCATACGGACCGTGCATTTTAATCTTCATCCTCTTCCTCCGTTAATCTGTCCTCGTTAATCTCAAGAATGGCCGTTATGCGTCTGTATGCGAAATGTGCCATTCTGTACAGTTCCGTAAGATTGTCTGTCACGCACATTCGGTTGATGTTGCCCTTTAGCATATCTTCCTGATGATGTATCTTGTTCAAATCATTCTGAGTCTGCTTTCTCATTCTCCGTCTCCACCTCCGTTCGTCAATTTCTTTTTCATGTCCTTAAGCCATCTTACTTCTGAAAATGAAAAATATGCTACTTGTCCGTCTGGTCTTATATGGTCAAGAAGCATCACTATGACTTCTTTGATAATCTCTGATTCCGTCATAATTCATTCGTCATTCCTTATCCTCACTTTCTGTACTTGTCGATAACATCCAATGTACTTCCTAAACCGTCAACGAAGCCTGTTGTATATGTCACCTTTTCAAGACCGTCAAACGGCATCAGCGTTTTTAAAGCAATCTCATTCATCTTCACTATCTCTGCCCTTATCTTGCCGAGGATATCTCCCTGTTCTAATGCTTTTATTGCAAAGTCAATGGCTTCATTATCTTTGTCATCAAAACCTATATAGCCATCCTCGTCTTTGTCGTTGTAATAGTCCTTTAGGATTTTTAATGTATTTATTGCTTCTTTTACTTCATTCGTCATTCCGCATCCCCCTCTCTGTAGGGTTGTGGTAGTGGCATCCATGCCAATACATTACATTCCTCGTAATATAAGAATGAATGTTCTTCGGCATAATATGTAACTATATCTATAAATGTTTTTGAATCGCCTTGTACCGTAACTATACATCCTTGTTTATCTTCGGGTAACCTCTTGCTCACAGGAATCCACGTTGTCTGCTCTAATGCTTTGATAGCCATTTCAAGAGCCTCCGCCACTTCATCGGGTGAATAATGAGGCAAATCTTCGGTGTAATCCTTAAGTTCTTTTAAGACTTCTCTTGCTTTTATATTCGTCATTCCATCTAACATTCCGCATCCACCTCCCACTTCAAAGCTTGCCCACATTTCATACAATAACGCTCTCCCCAGTTTGCTTCATCGTCCATCATCAGCGCATCACAATTCGGGCATCTTGCCATGTCATAAACAGGAAATCCATCTGCATCACCGTCTGATTCATATATCACAAGTTTTGGATTCCGTTGTTCTTTTATTTCTTTAGCTGTGTCTTTCATCACTTGACAAAACCTTGGGCAATAGTGTTTCTCGCTGTCATAATGTTCACACTCCGTACAAGTTGGATAGTTTTCTTCACATGGCTGTGATTCAAAGGCTTGGATTGCTTTGTTAAACATTTCAATATCGAAATCACTTGGCAAATACGTTTTTATTATGCACTCTAATTTTTTGATTTCTTCATTCGTCATCCTCTGTCACCCTCCAATCCTTGAATGTAATTTCTATGATAGATCCTGTCTTAACGACTTTTTCAATATCAAAATGGAATCCCGTACTCCATCCATTTTTGGTTTTATGCGGTTCATTAAGGTTAATTAATACCTCTGTATTCATAGAACAACCGCAATCAAGTAACTCATTAATCAATTCTCTTGCTGTCATCCCCGAACACCTCCTTCACGATGTCGATGCAGCGAATGTACGGGTACTCGCAAAGCTTGTCCTTGGACTTAGCGTCCTCAATTCGTCTGATGATTTCGACTTTTGCGTTGCTGATTATGACCAATCTCTTAAGCCACTCTGCAAGCTGTTTGTGTTCTTTAACACATTCATTAAATGCACACCCATCGCAAGGAATAGCCTTGTAAAGTGCTTCCGTTTTTTCTTCCCAATGTTTTATTGCTTCATCAATCGTCATCTGAATCACCTCCGCTGCACATTTCGTAGTAAGGACACTCAGGACAATACTGGTCATCGTAGTCACCGTTCTGCCAACACTTTTCGTATTCGTCAGGCTCATTTACTCCGCCTATAAATAATTCATCTGTCATATATTCAGCTCCCATTTATCTTGCATATTCCTCTTGCATCTACAACACGGATCTTCTAATGCTCCCTTTTTCTCCCAAAGACAATCCTTGCATTGATAGGCATTCTTCTGTTCCATCGCCTTTGCTCCACGAATAATCGATTCTCTTTGTTCTCCTGGGTTCATCTTCTCGATCATCGCCCATAAGGTTTCTATGCACTCTGCGTCCGTCATGCTCGAATAATCAAGTAAACAATGATGCCCTAAATCTCCGGCATAGAACACACCGCATATTTCGCATCTGCAAACCGTGATCTCAATTTTCGGATGTTTTGACATCCATTCTGCCGTTTTCTTGTCGAATTTAAGCTCGTCACTCATTCGCTCACTCTCCTAACCACAACCCCGTCTATCATCTTCGCTATTTCGTTTGCCTGTGGTTCGCTGCTCCAACTCCCCCAGAACCATAACGATGATGTTTCTTTGCTCCATCGAGCTACAATATATTCCTTGACATTCTCGGGGACATTATTGACCATCACCTGACACAACTGTTCTCCCATATCGTTCAACCTCTATTCTTTCCTTATCCAATGCTCCGTTATCCTCAGAAACCTTGCACTCATTCAAGAAGTTCTCAAACTTCTCCATCGCCTGTTGCTGAAATCTGTTCGGTGGATCACTCTTAGGCTTGTATTCAAGGTGCTTCTCAAACAGATGTGCGACTTCCTTAGATGCATTACGATAACCCTGTTTAATACCGTCTCTATAGCCCTTGGAAGGCTTATATTCGTCTATTTGTGCTTTGCCCTGTCCTTGACTACCTGAGGTCTTATTTCTGAGCTGATAACCCTCATTCGCATACTTCTTAATCCAAAACTGTTCCATCTTGTCTAACTGACTAATCGGATAATTTATGTAGTTAACTCGCCATCCCTCAGTATTATCCGGCTTGAATAACCCATGCTTCTTAAGTGACAAATCTATGTGCTGATATCCGACTAAATGCTGTGCAAGTCTTGATAAGATGTGTTTCGCCTGACCGATGTATGCATACTTGAATCCGTCCTCTTCACGGGTCAAGAAATATATACCGCTTTCCTCGTTTAAGTCTGAGTTTACCTTGAGCAGCCTTTCCTTATTGCTTCGCTCAATGGCTTTTGCCCTTGCAAAATTCTTGTTATATCCCATCACTTTAACCTCTCTTTACATTCAGGACACATCATCGGAAGAATCTTCTTATCAGATGTCAATTGTTGTTTATGACCGCATTTAGGACAGTAATAATATTCAAACCATCCATCGTCATAAACTTGCCAACAATCATCCTCTGACTCATCGTGTGCTAACACAAAAACCACTAGCTCAATGAGTCCTAAAATAATAAACCCCAATACAATTCCTATAATTATCTTCATGGCTATACCCCCACTTACGCATAATTCATCTTACACGCTTTCTGTATATCCTTTAATCTCAGGAAGATTGCATTCTGTGAACAATGATCCTGTTCCGCTATATCTCTTCGTGAATAACCTTCGTATAACATAAAGGCTGTTCTCTGCAATTTATCTGATAATCCGCTTATCGCATTTTGCAAATCTGTTTTAACTTCCGCTTCTTCATATCCTGGTTCGTTATATCCGAGATATAGTGACTCAAAGGTTTCCTCGTCCTCATATTCCCACTCAATACTTAGGCAGGTCACTTGTACGCCATTATCAACAGCATATCTAGGGATATGAACGATGCTCGTCTTCTTGATGCAGTTATTCTTTACATATCCGTCTATATAAGCTGCCACAAAAGCCCTTATTGCCTTATCGCCTTTAGACTCATCTACTCGGTCAAGTGCCATAATCGCCCCGACAAACGCTTCTTGACATATATCATCAAAGTCGAAGCGATATTGGTACTTTGAAACGACCGCATATATAAAGTTGTAATTCTCAGTAAGCCACTCGTTACGTTCTTTTACGGTCATTTGAATCACCGCCTTTACTTAAAAGGAAGAGAATCTGCTATATCAGCCGGAATGTTCATAAAGCTATCTTCGGGTGCAGATGGTATGAGTTCAGGATCTGTCTTAATTTCCATCTGAGTGTTGCTCTGAGAATGGTTTTCGCCTTCCTCATTTTTCTTTATTGGCGGAAACTCCCACTCATCAACTACCTTGTCTTCGGAATAAACCTTTTTGCCGGACTTATCATTGTATGTTCCTGTCTGAATATGGTACTTAACTATGATGCCTTTCCCTTTACTAAAAAACTTGATTATGTTTTCAGCATTCTTTCCTAAAGCTGTCACATAGATAAAATCTGCACCGCCATCCTTAGTCTTTCGGTTACAAGCTATTGAAAACCTAGCCTTTCTTAACGAGCTACCATCCTTAAGATTAATTGAGCTTTCTGTAATATCACTTGCAATAAATCCGCCTAAATATCCTGTGTTCATTCAAAAACAACTCCTTTCAACTTCTTACCGAGCGACTTCCCCTCGGTATATAGTTTGCAGTTATTAAAATCCTCGCCACGAATGTCTTTAAGTTCATCTCTTGCCACTCTCTTAAGGCAGGTGAACCCTGTTATAGTCGCATAATTACATATGACATTTGCACCCTCTCCGTGACCATCTACAATATGCCAACCCGCACCACAGTTACCGTGGTAAACACATTTCAAACACTTATGTTTATCAAACTTTGGTTTGTTCCTTCCCATATAATCCCCTCTCCTCAGAACGGGCAAAGAGATATGTCATAATTCCGTCCTGATTTCGCATACTTAACATCTATATAATCTGGTAACACTTCTCTTATGTGCTGCATCGCAATTTCTTTATTCAGATTTCCGCTGTTGCTCATGTGGCAAAGAATAACATTTCTTAAGCTCTTTGCATTTTGTTTAAGGATTTCCTTAACAACTCTTTCTTCTGCGTGTCCTAACACCACATGAACCCCATGATTATCAATTCCTTTTTCAATCTTATCGGCTTGATAGTTCAGTTCTATAAGCATCGTGTCTATATTTTGTGATGACAAATCGTAAGGACAATACTCATAGTCCGTCATGTAGCAGATTGTTTGCCCATCAACCTTGATAATGAATCCCCTGTTCTCTACCCCGTTATGTGGCAAATCAAAGCATGATATATCAAACTCGCCAAACTTTGTATGCATTCGCTTATTGCTTACATACGGATGCCAAACAGGAATAATATGCTTTAACTTTTCAGCACCCATCACATGATCCCCATGACTATGAGAGATAACTGCGCCTTTAAGGTTTTCAACCTCAAATCCAATACCCTTTTTTATCTCCATAAGGGGCAACCCTGCATCGAGAATCAGCATTTCTCCGTTATCTCTTTTCAAGACATAACAGTTAGCTTTGCTGCCTGTGCTTAAGCATTTAAGTGTCATTTTTTGAATCACCCTCTTCTGTATCTTCATTTCTTATTTGACGTTCCTTTAAAGTCATTACATAATCGTCAAACAGCCAATCCGTATCAATTTCTGTTACTTCTTCATCGCCTTGTAATACAAAAGGTTCAATCATATTTTCCTCTTCCTCATTTCCCTCAGAATTTCCTTGAGTGTCACGTTCAGTTGGTGTAATTCCTTTACTATTGCATCATCAATAAAGGATATATCTGCTTGTGGAAATGTTTTCCGTAATAATTTATTTTGTCTTTTCATAAATTCTTCAAATACCTTCTTTTGTTCCTCCGTGAACTCGATTCTCAGTTCATTCTCAGGCTGTTCTTCCTCTACTTTTAGGTCAATCATAGGGTTTCTCCTTATCCAAGATCTCTTTGTACTTATCTTCTCGACCCTCAAAAAGCTGTCCGAGAATTGCCACCAACACATTACAGACAATGCTGTTTCCGGCTTGCTTATAAAGCTGTGTGTTAGAATTGACTTCCGCAGCTTTGTCAAAATCAGCATCCTTAAAGTTCATCAAACGCCAACATTCTTTAGGTGTAAGTTTTCTGATTCTGTACTCTGTTTCCACCTTACAAATCTCACTCCTTTCGGCTGTTATTGTCGGAGTTATATCTCCGTTCCCTTGTACTCTGCCTCTTCTTGTAGTGCTTTCAGGATAACTAAAATCTGCTACCCCCCCCACTCTACATACGGCAAAGCCTTGCTTAGTTGCTTGCTTTATTCGTATGTTCTCCATAAATCTCCAATACCAAGTTATCTTTACTCACTCTTGTTAAACAGTTACATAAACCCTTTGTATTGACTTCTAGTCGTTGGACTAGATGAATGCCTTTGGATCGGTCAGACGGATTATCAGGATTTCTTCCCCTTGATGCGACTATGTAATATTGAACATTTCGCATATCAAGGTGTCCTTCTGAACAGTTGTAATAGAGTTAGAAAGTCCCCCCCTATCTCCATGACTCGATGTTCATTAAATTTATGATGTATCTTGTGTGATTCATAATCTTTTCGTAGCATCTTCCCTAACTCCGTTCTGACCATTCTTGTAGAAAAGGCATCTACTCTTTTGATTTCCATATTCGCTCCAATATTGCTATATCATGTTGAGCCGCCTTAAGGGTTTTGCTTATGCCCCCCCATTTGGTTTCATGCCATAGTTCCGACTAGCTTTCATTGCAAAACAAGCAATAATTTCTGAATCTTGCCGTTCTAATATTTTCGGTGTGTGACCCCCCCACATCCTGTCGGCAAGGTAGGAGCCAAACCTTCAACGTCATATATGCGATTTGCAGATTCAAATGTGTTATCTATCGTGTTGTCCATCTGTGCTATTACTTTGACTTCCATTAACAAGTACCTTTACCAAAATATGTCCTACGCAATATCCGTGTGTTCCTGCAGCAATCGTGGGTGCTAATCCGTTTTCGTGATATACGCATCCAAATTGTCCGATGCCACCTTGGTTGATATTTCCGAGGTTGATAGGATGATTTTTATAGCATCCTTGTATTGTGTTGCGGATTGAGAAGGGCAAATTCCGTTTACCGAGAACACATCGCCTCGTTCCCCCCCCCACTCCCAGATTGCCTAATAGCTTAAGCTTTTTACTGTCGTTCATTTTGGGGTTTAACCTCTAAAATTTTTATTGCTCCTTTGTAATCCCTTGCAGATATAGTTGGTGAGATACCCCCCCATCATAGATTCGAGCGGCTCGTTCATAGTAATCTTCCAACACGCCTACAATGATTATTTCCTTACTATCACGCATTTCGGGTCCTTATAATCTCTCGATGATAAAGTCGGTGCTATCTTCATAAAGCCGATACGAACAAAGTCTGCCGTATGTAAGGGATAACAGCACCCCCCCTCAAATGGAACATAGCAACCATTTTTGTTCCCAAACTTCTTTATCATTTCGATTTGGTTTTCTCTCTCCATTCAATAACTCCGTTTGTACTATCAAAGCCACTTGAGAATCCTTTGAAATCCCTAGCCATAACCGTTTTAGCTATATCCACTATCTTTCTTACTTCGTGATAGTTCATATACGCAGCTACCTTCTTTGTGCCTAATCGAGATTCCGCGATCCGTTCTTGCTGACACGCAATTTGCAATGTCGATTTCTTGTGGCTTGCAAAGGGTAAAATCAACTGTTGTTCTGTACCCCCCCCTCAAATCAGGAGGGTTCATCAGTTTTTTAAGTCGATTCCTTCCTCTTTTAAGCGTTCAATAAGATCAAGTGCCTTTTGAGAAGTCACATAGTATTTCTCATCAACTTCATCTTCTAAGTAATCTTTCATTACTTTGTTCAGTTCTATCGGCTCTGGAAATTCAAACTTAGCCGGACCTAGTATCGAAACCATAAATGTTCTGTTTCTGTTCTGTGGAACTCCATAATCCTTTGCATTTAAGTCTTGCCAAAAGTTCGTATATCCTTTGCTTTCAAGAAAAGCTATCCAATCTTGAAAATCGTCTATGTTCTTTTTGCCGTGAACCTGAGGGACGTTTTCCATCAGTAGAACTTGCGGAAGATGTTCAACCTCATTAAGAAGCCTTTCAACTTCCCAAAGCAGACCTGATCTTGTACCGCTACCTTTAGTCATTCCTCTACCCTTGCCGGCAACCGAAAGGTCCTGACACGGGAATGAATAAGTAAGTAAGTAAGTAAAGGATTCAACGTCTACAATTCCTAAATCTGCTCCATGAATCTTCGTTATATCCATCGGCGGGAAATCTGTTCCGTGAATGGCGTTGTATGAAGCTATGGGGTATTTATCAAACTCAACAGCCCTATAATGCTCAAAAGGAACATTAAGCCTTTCCATAGCCATCGCCTGAGAACCAACTCCGGCAAACAATTCGATTAGCCTGACTTTGTTATGGATTTTGTAATTGTCTATCTCTTTTGGCTGTTCTTCTTCAAAGGAATAATCAAATATGGTTAATTGGTTTAACATTGATGATTTATCCTCCTTCTTTTCCCTCGAATAGATGGCATATTAAAAGCTTCTTCAACGGTTAGCCCGCAGTTCAAACGATAAGTAACTCTGCTTCTGCTTAAACCCAACTCCTCACACCATTGTCCTAAGTTTTGAGTTCTTCCCATATATGTGAGCAATCTATTTCTTCTTGTGTTGTTATTCTGTTCTTTCTTTGTCGCCCATCGACAATTTTCAGGGCAATAATTTCCGTTTACATCAATCCTATCGAGAGTCAAATTATCAGAATATCCATTATTTATCGCCCACTCATAAAAAACTCTCCAACCACGTTTCCATTCCTCACACACATCTATGCCACGACCACCATAATGTTCATAACCGTGCATTTGGGGGTATCTGCATCTTTGCCTCATTCCTTCATAAATCTGCTTGATTCTTCTTTCTGTAAACGAAAGATTTTTATATGGCATATCGTTCACCTTCCTATGAGTTATCCCTCTGTAACAAACGTCTGCTGCCCATCTTCGGAAACAACTACCTCTGCAACAACTTCATCGTCTAACGATTTCTGATTTGCATTGTCAGCAATGTCCTTTGCTGCCTGTTCCTTCGGATCGTCGATAAATTCATCGGCTCCGTTGAAAACATTTGCCTGTTCCTTATCGCTAAAGTCCATCGTAATCTGCTTACTGATTCTTCGTATGATTGCCTTTTTAGCCATTTCCTGTGGAAAATCTTTCCATGCACCGCTATTTTTAGATTTTGCTTTTACGGCATTTATATCGTCCATGTTCATTATTTCGTGGATTTCCGAACCGTCCTGGAAGAGAACCACACAAAATGTTCCTATCCATTTACCACGCTTCATAAAATCAGACTTATAGTTGAGATGTGCCTGACCGTTGATATAATCTTCGCTCAACGTGTCACCTTCAAATATTGACTTAGCGGTTATTTCCTTTATAGGCTTTAATGATTTCTGCATAGCCATCTTTCTTAATCCTCTGTAAGATGGCGTGTATGTAAGCTTTCCGCCGTAGCCCTCATAGATATAAACTTCCTGATTAAGAACATCGAGATTGTCCTTTGCACATCTAACAACCATCGGTGCTAACAGCTCACATCCAAACTTCTTAAGTTCAGGCTTATCCTGCAATAAGCTGATAAAGTTAAGTGCTAATCTCTGCTTATCTACTGTGTCTGGCAGATTAGCCGTTGAATCTAATGCACTAACAAAGTAAGTGCTTAAATTCTTCTGATCCGTAATGCTAAGTTCGTTAGCCATTGTTATTCTCCCTTCGCTATAGTTAATTCGTTATATCCATCAGCAGCTATCAGCTTAATAAGCTGATTTTCCATCGTTATTGTCTTCTCTGACTCTGCCGTGAATAATGCAAAGTCATCAAGGAATATCGGAAACCATGTCTGCTTAAAGTCACTTAATCCTCGGATGATGTCTAATCTTGCAAGAATCTGACTTGCCTGATTAAGCTGTGTATTCATTTCCTTACCATCAACAAGCACCGCACAATCATCTTCGATAGATCCATTTTTAAGAATCTTGTACAAGCGGAACTGTGCAACGTGGAAATGTGAGTTAATTACATCCGACAGTTTTGTGTTCTTGTACTGTTTGAAAACCTCAACTTCATAAATCATCTTTTCATGCTGTGAACGCTGAATTTCTACATTTCTTTTCTGCTCTCTGAGTTCGGAAATCTTGCCGTCAATAGTCTTATTGTTCTCAGCAGCATTGTATGTCGCATACACTTCGCTAAGTTCTTTTCTAAGGCTTTCAAGGAACTCATTTAAGCCGTGTAATCTCAAAGCCGATGAATCTGCCGTTGAAGCTCTTAATGTGCTTATTTCAGCTTTTAGAGCGTTAATCTCAGGGTTGTCATTAAATGTCGGTTCGCTCATATCAACCTTGTTTGACTCGTCTATCTGTTCTTTCAGCATTTTGAGTGACGGTGTTACTTTGCTAATAGTTGCCTTGGCATCCTCTATAAGTCGTTCTTTCTCGTCAATATTTATGTTCAGCTTCTCGCCGGATGCTATCAAGTCCTCAAGTTTCCTTGACTTGTCCTTTTCAAAATTGGTTTTTGCTTCGGATATCATCGGTTCAGGCAATTCCTGATGGCAAACAGGACAGATTGTTTCTCCGTCATAATGGGAAGAATAAATCTCTTCGTAAGACTTCCTTGCTACATCCAACAGATACTTGAGATGCCCTATCTCATTCTCGTTCTCTGTTATGACTTTATTTGCCGTATTGATGACCGTTTCAACATCCCTATACTTATCAATCAGCTCATTGTGCATAGTCATATGTTCATCACGCTTTTTGTAGTATTCTTCTTTTATTGAGAACTCGATTTCTTTAATCCTGTTCTCAAGTTCTGCGATGCGAGCATCGTTCATGTTCGTGTTTAAAGACTCTATCTCAGCTTCTGTCTGTTTGATTTGCTCTCGGATATTCATTTCCTTTTCTGCCATAGCGGTTAGGTTTATATCAGCCTTGCCTTCAATTAAACCCTGGATTCTAGCGTCAATCAGTTCTCCTGACTTGCCATAAGTGTCGTTGAGCTTCTTAAGGCTTGACTTAGCCATCTGCTCAACTTCTTCAACCTTGAATCCTCTTCCTAGTTCTATAGTTAGATCCGCTACTCCTGACATTTCCTTTGCAATATCTAAATCGGATATGTTATCAACCATCTCAAACAGGACTTTTCTCATACCTTCTCTGCCCTTTTTGCTAGTATCTGCCGTAAAAGCAAACACATGACTAAGCATTAAGAAGTTATCCATGTCAACGCCACGCTCTTTCATTTCAGAAACGAACATCGCAGCAGATTTCTCTACTCCGTTAATCGAATAACTGTTCGTGGTTGAACTAACTGTTTTGCCGGATGTATCATCGTATTTTTCTTTGTACTTCTGAGTCTTGGATATTACGCAAGGCTTATCATCGATTAGAATCTCAGCTTCAACGGTGCTGCTACACTCCGTTGCTCCTAACGGCACGATGTTGGGGTTAGAAACAAGCTGTTCATTAACACCGCCCATAAGCCACATCCATGCACAAAACAAGGTCGACTTGCCCATCGAATTTGCACCGTATACTTTTGTATTGCCATCAAACTCAACCTTACGTTCAGTACATCCCTTAAAGTTTTGGAGCGATATGCTCTTAATAGTCATCTTCATCGGCATCCACCTCTTCTCCATACTTGAAATATGTTCGCTTAACCGAGCCAACAACCCTTCTAAACGGCATTTCCACTCCGGCAACCATCAAAAGTCTGTTTAATTCCTCTTTGTCGCTTCCGTATTTAAGGTTGAATGTTACTGTATCAACCACAATCGCTTCGGTTTCTTCACCGTTTGCATTAAGCACGATTACCGTGTCACCTTCCTTAAGGTATATGCCCTCTCCATATTCAAACATATATGCTTTCTTTGCCTTCTCTGCGTACTTTACAATCGCCACTCTGATTTCGTTATCCATATGTTTCTCCCCTCTAATCCTCTATTACATAAACCTCTGCGGTCTGCCTGCCGAACTGATAACAAGCTTCGGGATCACCCATGTAGATATCAATTACGTTGTTGCTCATACCGCCTGTGTCTGTTACAACTCGTTCACCTATGCCTTCGATGTAAATTCTTGTTCCAATCGGAAACCAATTACTTGCTACCGTATAACCAGGAATCGGATATTCTCCATTAGCACACGGATTCCCCGTCCATTCGTAAGCCGTAAGTTCGAATACTCCACCAATGCCTGACCATCCACCACTACTTGATGAACCGCCTCCGCTTGCCCATGCTCTCATCTCTGCAAGTCTCTGCTTACGAAGTTCCAACCCTTCTTCTAACTTCTTCTCAAGTTCGTCTTTCTGTTTTCTTAACCTTGTAAGTGCTGAGATTGTATTGGATTGAATCTGTCGTGCCTGCTCTATCTGCATCTGTTGTTCTGCGAATCCGGCATTCATTTCTTCCCTTATTGCGTTTGTGGATGATGCTAAGTCGTTGTCTAGTCTTGTGATTTCATCCGAAACAGCCTTCTTGTTATCTCCAAATTCCGTCCTTACTTCTGCTAGTTCATTCTGCAAATTGCAGATTTTAACTCCGACAACTAATAGTCCGATGCTTAATAGCACAACTAATGCCGCCAAAGCATATGTCGTTTTATTCATTTTTCTCTTCCTCATTTGACTTCCATAGTTCTGTTAATGTGTGAATAATTAGATGTGAGAGGGTTATGTTTCGAAACCCTCTGCTCTTAAATAGATTTGATAGCTTGATAATGTTGTCCTGTAGAAATATCGGTTCAAAAGCATCCATATAACCGCTTACGCCTACATCTGGCATTGCAATGACGTATTTGTCGTTTATTTTGCCGAAGAATATTCGATAACCATTTATCTTTACGTCCTTTAAAATCTTCGTTGCCATTTTCTGCCCCTTCGTTTAAAATAAAAGTGATCTCGACAGGATCACGGTTTTCTGTCTCCGTGTTCAACCCCATTGAATGCGGGGACTTTTTATTTTGTGTTGCTGATACAGACCAAAAGCAACCATATTGCACATATTCCTACGACTATCATCGGAATCATCGTGTCGCTATCTAATGCGGTCATAAATAGTAGTGCGATTATTCCCATAACCCACGATATTCCTCTAATTACTTTCGCTCTCTTCATTTCAATACTCCCATCTGTTCTTGGAACGTCTGTAAACATCAATAGTCACTTCCGTTTTCTTTTCCTTGTGTCTGATTTTGAAATAGCTGTCTGAAATCTTATAAGCATATTCATATTCAGCGGGATCAAACCCTTGCTTTTTCACACAGGCTTTTTCATTCCTTGTCAAGCGTCTGCCTCTCTTCATGCGCGTCTATAATTCCCCTTTCTTCTTGGTGTTGTTAATGCTTTCTCTAAGCTCCACCCTCTTTTAAGCCTGCTCCCAATTAGCGATGGCGATCCGCCTAATAATCTGCTCCATTCAACGGTGCTGTGGGTTTCTCCGTTTAGTGTGTAATACTTATTCCATCTAGTGTTTTTGCATTGTTCGGAACGTGGAATCCAACAGCAATTGTCAGGTTCGTAATTACCATTTACGTTTACTCTTTCTATGGATAATGTATCGGTGTACCCATGTGACAACGCCCATTCACGGAATTTTAGAAAGTCGTTGCTCCATTCATCACATATAGCAATCCCTCGCCCACCGTAATACTTATAGGCACTAGATTTAGGGTTAGCACAACGGTCTTTGATATTTAGCCATTCGTGATAAAGTCGTGTTTTTGAAAAACCATGCGTTTTACTAGCATCACTTATATATTTGCTTGTTAAACATCCGCATGATTTAATTGCCGAACGTGTCAGCTCTTTCCGTGTTAAAACCACAATCTTTCCACATATGCATTCACATTTCCAAAGGCGTTGACTTACACCGTTTTTATCTCGTTTATGCCCGACAAACTCAATTACTTTAAAGTTCTTTATCGTTTGCCCTGAAAAATCTTTAGCCGACGATTTCCCCATTCTTGTCACCTGCCAATCTGTAAACGTCATAGTGTGTAGGCTTGCCGTATCTGTTCGTTGTCTTAACTCTGTCAGTAACAAACTGATATCCGGCTCTCTTAAGGTAGTAAATCCTTGCTCCAAGCTGCGTTATGCCGAGATCCGCATATGCCTGAAACGAAGAAATACTTCCAAAGTCTCTGATGTACTTAAGTACCATTTCACCCTGCGTCATACATTCACCCCTTTTCTTCTTCGATAAAATCAAAGATATTCATTTGATAGCCTATTTTTACGTTTGTCATCCCCTTTTCTCTAAGTTTCCTGAACTCTCTATATTTCCTTGTGTATTCATATGAATCCTTAAAGATATTGCAGACAGCTTTGAATAACTTTGGTTCGTATTTTTCTAATACTTCTAATTCAAATTCGAAGTCTCTTCCAAATGGGCATCCGGCACATCCTGTTCGCTTCAATCCGTATTCGGTGTAACAACGGCTATGAGTAATGTTTGCGTATCCTTCGTAATCATTTTTATCTTCTTGCGTGTACCAAAATATAGGTCTGTAGGTATTGCCCTCATCACTTAATGAAGTACAGGAACTATATCGTATTCGCGCCCCCCCTTCTGCTTTCCTGATACCTACAACGGATAAATCCTGAGGTTGCGTATACCCATGTGCAGTTTCTTTTTTTGCTAGATCACAACACTTGTTTGAAATGCTAAATGTAGGTGGATTCTCTATGATGAACTCTTTCAGATATTTGTTTCGATTAATATTGAAGAAGCTTGTCTCCATCCCCCGCCCTTTGTCGTTGCACCACCATTTCAATGCGGATGAACATTTTGGGAATTTTTTAATCAACACCTCATACGGCTCATCAACCCATGTAAAATTGTTACGTTGAAGGCGGCTAATAAACTCACTAACCTGTTTGCTTATAAAAGGTTGACCTGTAATTTTACAAGCCAAAGGAACAGGAATTTTTGCTTTAATGCGTTTAATCTCAATGCCGTACCGCTGCTCCAAGTAATCTAAATGGTCTTTAGTAGCCTTGTATTCCAAGCCCGTATCGAAATAGACAAATTCAGCATCGGGTTTTATTTTTGAAACAATATCCACGATCAAGTCGCTATCGCTCCCTCCTGATACAGAGCAAACAATTCTATTAAATTTTCCTGAGTTCAAAAGGCTATTCGCTTTAACAAAACTGTCAAAGATGGTTGCATTGTTCGGAAACCCATTTAATAGAGTCTCTAGGTCTTTCAATGTTCATCCTCCTGATCGTATGTTGAATCTTTTTCAACATTCGGAGCAAAAAAAATAGCCAGAATCTTGTCATCATCAGTAATACGCAATGCATCAACTAATACCTTTGCGTGGTAAATTGACATAGTGCGTGGATTAGCAAGCCATTTTGATATAGTTTGCCTTGATACATGACATTTTTCGGCTAGTGTGCTTTGTGTTACTCCGAGGTCTTTTATTTCACTTTTGAGTAATTCAACATTTACCAATTTTAAGTCCTCCTTTCTATATCTTGTTGAAACATCTTCAACACAAACACAATATAACCCCTTGTTGAATATTTGTCAACACATTTTTACAAAAAAGTTGAAAATATTTCATTTCATGGTTATAATGAATATACATTTATAAAAAGAGGTACATTTTAATGACAGTTGGAGAAATGATTAAACACCAAAGAGAATTGCTAGGTTTGTCCCAGGATGAACTTGCCAAAAGAATGGGTTATAAAGATAGAAGTTCTATCTCGAAAATAGAAAAAGGGAGCGATAAAAACCTTCCGCTTGAAGTAGTGCAAAAGTTTGCAGAAGTGTTAGGATGCTCACCTTTAGTCTTAATGGGATGGGATAATGAAACTGAACCTAATGAGTCAGCTCAAAAATATGAACGATTCTCTAAGTTTATTGATCTTTATTCTCAGTTGCCTGACGAGAAAAGAAATCTTGTGGATAATATGTTAATAGCCTTGTCAGAAAAGAAATAACTTTATCTTGTTTTTCTGGTGGTAGGTTAAGAAAAATCTCTGATATTTTATCCATATTCTTCTCCTTTCGTGGGGGACTAGAGCCGAATTGGTGCATCACTACCGCTCCGGCTCTGATTACTCGGAACAATATGAAAATATCATATATATCGTTAACAAAAAAGGGCAATATTGGTTAACGCCTAGTTAATGGATAGGCAAATAAAGGGGGAATCCAATGTTAAATGAGCAAAAACTCAAATTTATTGACGAATTAAAGGAATTAAGAGAAGTAAGAGGACTTACTTATCAGCAAATAGCCGATAAAACCGAATCTAATGGCGAAGCGGTATCATTATCAACTATTAAGCACGTTTTCTCTGATAAATATAATCACGATCATAGTTGGGAATCTGTTTTACGCCCTATTGCTAATGTGTTGATGCCACCGTCCGAGGATGACGATCTTGAAACAAAGGCATTGCAAACGCGCATTGAACTTAACAAGGAAATCATAAAACAGTTGCAGGATAGACTTGCTGCTAAAGAAGAAAAGTACAAAAGCCGTGAACAGTTTCTAATTGAACAAATTGAATTTTACAAAGAGCAAATAAAGGCAAAAGACGAACAGATACGATTTCGTGACAAACAAATTAAGCGATATGAAGGAAATATCGACAGAAAGGATAAAGAATTGAAGAGATTATATACAGAAAGGAAGTGAATTTATGGTATGTCCTAATTGTAATAAAACATTGCCTGATGAATCTATTGCTTGTAATTTTTGTGGAACTACATTTAATCAAAGTACAGGGCAATTAATTAACCGTTCTACTGCAACTCCACAAATGCCACAAAGAACCCCCGAACAAGCAGGTGCATCAATAGAATTAGCACAAATTAAACGAGATAAAACAAAAGAACTTTGCTACGCCGGAATTATAGGCGGAATCATTTTTATAATCGCAGGTATTGTTTTCTTTAAACTTATAGGTATTATTGCAGGAATCGTCCTTTTAGTCTCTTCCATTGTAAAGTTAATTGATACTAATGGGCGAATTGAGGAACTTAATAAGATTGCAAGCGGAAGAAAGATAGTTAGTGTATGCCCTATGTGTAAAAGCACAAATATTCAGATAGGACTTGTTGAGACAGGTTCCACCGCACATCATGGCGTAACAACGGTAGGTCAGAACATTAATCCTCTTCGACCATTTACACATACAAACATTCGCCAAGGTGACACATACACATCTAGTTCTTATGGCAGTAAAGGTGTATGCCTAAACTGTGGCTGTACATTTGATGAACCCGAAAGATTTTTCATGTAATTATAAAAGGACGGTTGAGATTACTCTTCCGTCCTTCTTTACTATGACAAGTCAATCAGCTTGTCCTTTATGTCCTCTTTCCATTTGTCATTGTCATACCATATGCACGGGTTCATTTCTCCCGTAACGTCCTTTTGACGCACTATATTATCACTCTTTATTCCATATCTCTGTTTCAGCGTCATAATTAAATTAAAGCATACGGTTTTATCTTCTTCGGACATATTGTCAGTTACACCGATTGATATACTGTTGTATTTGTGGCAAATGCCGTGAAGATATCCACAAGGGTTTAGTTTCCCTCCATTTACGGAATCACTCATAAAATTGTCAGGGACAAATTGAATAGCTTTACCGTCAGTTATATGATAGTGTGGCGTTGGCTTGTTATCTAATGCCTGAATCACTATGTATACTATCTTATCTTGCCTTTTATCACTATAATGTTTCGGATCAGCATATCTCTTTTCTATCTTCATAGCTTGCTCAACCTTTCCATAGTTTTATAATACAACTTTGGATCTACCGCTTGAAGTTCTTCCATTAAATCATCCATATACCGCATGACTTCGCCCAAATCTCTTCTGTTTACTATGCTCATAAATTCGCTTGGCGGTTCGCTCGAATACGAATAATCAGGTTTGTCTTCTGGGGTATGATCCAAAATTGTTAGGTATGCCGCTAGTTTTATACAAGTATTAGCATTCGGGTTTTTCTGCCCCTGACACTTTTCTATTGCTTCTAACAAATCTTTTCTTGTAATCAAGGACATCACCACCTTTACATCTGTTCAAGCTTGTTAATGACTCTCTGATATTCCATCCTAGTCTGTTCATCTGGGGCATCCATCATCATTTCTCTAAGTTCGGATGCGATATCAGCATTTCTTGAATATCCGTCATATGAACCGCCTGTCGAAGAATATCTTCCCATGCTATCACGTTTTGCATTTCTTCCGCGTCCACGGGCATAAGAGTTGCCGTTATTATAACTACCGCGGTTACTTCTTCCACCGCCACGATAAGAGCCTTCATAAGAGCCGTAGCCGTATGAACCGCCCTCTTCTTCCTCATACTTCTCAATGATCTTATCGATGTTCTTAACCGCATGAGAAAGCTTGTCAATCACCTCAAGAGAATTGGTAGTCACATCTTCACTACTGTACTTCTTAAGTTCACGACAAAGTTTTTCCTTAAGTTCATAAAGTTCATTCATGCTTCTCTCCTCCTTTCTATGCTGTTCTCGAAATACTTAAACTACCATCAATAACATTTATTAATGGTGTCGGTGTTACCGCAGGATCGTTAACAGTTCCGTTTACATATTCGACTGAAACCGTAAAACAACAACCCTTCGGTACATCTACCGTGGCTCTCGATGTTACATTCCCGTACTCGTCCACAGCCGCCGGAGTATAGATACTTCGACTTCCAATGCGTTCCTCTCCTGAAACCACAATAGCTGTTGCAATCGGGGTAACTGCGCCTCCTGTCGGTATAGATATGTTAGCCGTAAATTCAATCTCGTATCTCGCAAAACAAGATGAAGGATTATTTACAACGCCTCGCAGAACAAAAATCCCTGAACCGCCTTGATGAAATACATATCCTTTGTTGCATGGGATAGAATCAATAAATGGAATTGGTGAATTGAGTGCAACTGATTCTACCGCATCCCTTGTTAAATATTCTGCCATAGGTCACACCTCCTTAGAAGTTACCACATCCGCAACCGTTATTCCCGTTGCAAGTAAATATCGGTGTTCTACCATATACAGGTGTGCTAGGAACAGGACAATTGCTAAGTCTGTTGTAAAGCTGATCTACTTCCTCTGCGAATCCCTGTGCGATAAAAGCATTCTGCGCTGTCTGTGACTCTCTAAGAGTAGCCATATTAAGCTGTGAACGAAGGTTATCATTTTCACGCTTGTAGCCATCAAGCTCAAGAGCGCAAAGCTTATCAAGGATTGCCTGAGTATTGCGTGTGCTTGTCTCTACGATGTCTCTTGTGTTATTTGCATCAGCAAAACGTGTAGCTGCAGACTCGCTCTGAACTATGTTCTGTGTCTGGCAAGTTGCTAAACGGTTGTCGCAGCCATTATGTTATCATATAGGCTCTTTATCCTATATTTCTTATGGTTTTCCATAAGTTCAGACTATATCTTCATCCTCTCATATAGAGTAGGAGTCGGGCACTCGTGTCGAGATTATTGGTTTCCGTCCTCACTCGTTAGTCGTTGAACCTTCCAAGGTACTGTTATCGGATTTCCCTTGGCTTGGCTGCTGATTGTCATATTCACAATGTAATTTATTTGATTTATGAACACCTTTTAAAAGATATCTTATTGTATCTACACAAACATTATTAGCTTTAGCCGCTTCAGAAATTGTAGAATATCTAACACCATTAACTATTACAGCTTTAGGTGCAAATCTATTAGGTTTAAAGAAGTGTTGTGTGTTATCATCGTCATATCTACACAGATTTCCTTTACTATCAAATCCATTTTTTAGCCATTTCAATATCGTACTAGGATTTAATCCTGTTTCATCTGCCAAATCTTTAGGTGTTTCGTATGCCTTTCCTAAATAAGTTAATGATCTACAACCACCTTTATTGTATCTACCACCAACAAAAATAACTTGTTCTGAATCTTTAAACCTACACTTTTCACCTTTAGAATTAATACCTTTTTTGCACCAATTACGGATTGTTTCATAATAAGTATTTAATTCGTTTGCCGCCTCTTTAATTGAAGAATATTCTTTATCTCCTATTATAACGGCTCTACTTTTTTTCAAAGCGACTTTCTTGGAAACATCTGGATTATTCATCGGATTATGTTTCGACATCCTTTTGCGCTGCGCTTCGGCTTTCATAACATTTTTTTCAGAATACTTTTTTCTATATTCTTCATTCCACCATGATGTTGTTCCACCTGTACCACCTTGATAAATATTACATACACATTGTCCTATTGCTTTTAATTCATTTACTCTTGTGTATTCATATTCAAATGCTTCTTTTTCGGTGTTAAATTCTTTAATAATTTTACTAGAACAGTCAAACCGTTTTATCATATCATTAAAAAATCTGTTATGCTTTTTAACTTTGTATCGGTTTTTTGTTCCTTTCCCAACATATATTACTTCGTTTGTGTCTTTTATATACCATTCATAAACATAATACATTTTTCTTACCTCCGCATTTTATATAACTATTATAGCATAGTTTTAATGCATAAGTAAGTGTGAACTTAGATTTCCAGCAATTCACCCGATTGCCATAGCGGATTACGCCGCTAAAGTGCCTACTGCTTCATAATTATTGAAACCGAAAATCTCTTTAGCTTTATTAGAGACCTTCTTCAAGCACTGTGCAAGCTGACTCTGTAAGCTAAACATCTGCTGCATATCTGCCATCTGTCTAGCGTTAGCTCCCTGCTCTATTCCTGCGAATCCGTTACAAAGCTGTGTAGATATTCCTGTGATTCCGTCACGGATGCTTGTGATATTGTCATTAAGCATCTGATCTCTGAATCCATCATTAATCTGCTGACTCTGATTCATCCAAGGGTAAAGCATTGCTCCGTCTGCTGCAAGCGCGCCTGCGCCACCGCCAAAGCCTCCACCGAAGCCCCAACCATTTCCGGCAATAAGAAGTAAGAGAATAATCCAACCCCAATCGCCTCCGAAACCACCCATGCCGCCGCCAAAACCGCCGCCGTACATAGGTGCTACTGGCATTACCATGCCATTTTCATCTGTAAGTGCCATTTGTTTGTCCTCCTATTATTTTTGTAGGTTAGCAACTATCTCTATTCGATAGTCGGTATATCTATAAAGTCTCGCGCGTTGACTTTATGACTTAAATAAGTTTTTAAACATCGGATTGTTTTGTAACTGTTTTAATTGTGCATTTGCCGCATTAAACTGCGATTGTGAAATCTTTCCGTTGTTCATCAGATATTGTATAGCTCCCTGAGGATTGTTCGCATATTCCGCAGGAATATTAAGCTGTTGAAGAAGCTGATTAGGATTCTGTCTCAGTTGTGTGTATGCCTGAAATAGTGCTTGTATGTTCATCATTTTTGCCACCATCCTTATTATCGTCTGTGATTAAGTCTTTAAGGAACTGTACCTCGCCTTTTAAGGCTTCTATCTCGCCTTTTAAGGCACTTCCTTCATCAACCGTGAAGAACTGAACCCCTGTTTCCTCTACTGCCTTTGTAGGGGCTTCTGCGTGTTCTTCTTTTACAAGTTTAAACACCTCAAATATCGGTTGATCTAGCTGTGAAAATCCAAGTGTCTTTGTACAAATATATGGTTGTGATTCTATTTTAAATGTCACACTGTTTCCAGGTGCAACAGGATAGTTCCGTGCATACTCTACATTAGGAACCGAGACAAATCCTCCGTTTTGGATTTGCTGATTCTGCTGTTGCTGTTGTGGCTGTTGATAATACATCGGGTTATATGCCCCGTAATTAGGGTAATATGCGTATGCCATTGGATTCACCTCCATTACTTAGTCCAAAAGTACAATACTGTTTCATCGCCTGACTCCCATGTGTCATAGTATTCTCCATTAACAACTGCGACTACATGATTGCCTGTTCCTACCAGATAGGTTCCAAGAGGATTCTTGTGGCAAAAGTCCTTGATAGTGAAACATTCAGGACAAGTAGGCGGTAGGTTTTCTCTGTAGAATCCATGCTGTCTAAGCACCGAGCCAATTACGGCATTACTTGAGGGCATATCACCCATTTCAAAACCGTTGGCAACAAGCATTGCATATGCCTTTTCCCAATCCACTTCTAATACTTTTGTTAATGCTCTTACCGCACAATCTCCGACAGACACACGCCCTACGGGATTTGGATTATAATATCTAAACATTTACTTGCCCTCCTATGCCCTAATTATCAATAAAAAAAGAGCCATCCACAATCAAGTGAACGGCTCCAATTCGTAGGGCAATCGTAGGCTATCTACTATGCTCAATTATTAAATTTCGTGATGCAAGGTATAACTCTTTAACATACTGTGTCGAAAGGCAAAGCGACTCTGCAATTTCTTCATAAGTGCTACCTTCCATTTTCATTATAAGTATGGCTTTATCTCGCTTGTTCCACACCCATTCATCTGCGATCCGAATAATCTCTGATTTAGGAAGTCCCAAATCTCGCAGTTTCATATGTTTACCTCACTCTTATTTTGTCTCCCTCGCTGAACTTTATGTTGTTCAGTTCTAACAGCTTGTCTACTGCAATGTTATATTGGGCTGCTATCTTTGCGATAGAATCACCCTTTTTGTAGGAATAATATTCTTCTACTGGCTTAATCAGCTTATCAGCGACACGGTCTTCCTTTTGCCCCCAGATAATGTAATGTTTATAGTATGCCGGATAATCGTTGCCGTAAGCGTCTCTTAGATCCTTGTAGTTAGCCATGTAGTAGTTGACATTAAATGATTCTCTAGCGATTCTACGCTCTTTCATGCCCCACTTGACAAAGTGCATGATATATTTGTCGTAGTTGTCCCCATAAGCATCTTGTAAGTCCTTGTACTTCTCACGATAATACTTGCCATCATAGACCTGCTCATAGTTAATACCATCGTATATCGGTGTAGGCACGATATGATAAGCAGCTACGCGATTTTCTTTGTAGCCCCATTTCATGTAATGCTCATAGTATTTAACCGCATCTGATCCGTATTCCTTACGCAAATCCTCATAATTATCCTTGTAAGTTATGCAGTTAAAGTCCTCTTTTGCCTGTCGTGTTTCTTTCATGCCGTACTTAAGGAAATGATTAAATACTCCGACTTTATCCTTAGTTCCGTAGAAGTTCTTAATATCCTCATACCTGTTGATATAATAGTCGTATTCATAGACCAACGAATAGTCAAGGCCGTTAACCACAAGGTCAGGTTCGACAATCTCTTCATCGTAAGCAGGTCTACCATAACCATCTATACGGCTATAATTACGACTATAAGTCTTCTTATGGACTCCGCCGCCATTAGGAACAACTCCGCTGTCAGGCGAAGTATTACCCTCGATGGTATACACATAAGTGTCATCTGCATCCGTGACAATACCTACATGACCTTGAGTGCCATCTGAATCAAGGAAATAAATTATATCGCCCTTCTGTGGATCACTCTTATAGTATTGACCACGTTGCTTAAAGTATAACGCTCCTGTGGGGCAATAAGCCGTCCATCCGCCAAGTAATTTTTTCGCTTCTTCTTTGCCAAATGCCTTGTAAAAAATCCACATAACAAAACTCTGGCACCATGCGTAACCATCAACAAACGGACTTCCAACCCAATCATGCAAGTCTCGTGCATACTTCGTCCAGTTGTTATAGCCTGCATTTTTTATCTTATCATCAAGATACTCAGGCGTTTTCTTCTCAAGATAACCGAGTTCGTCTTCTGCTATCTTTAATACTGCACTCGCATAATTCATCGCATACCTCCTTTCTGTAATAAAAAAGGCACTCCGAAGAGTGCCTAGTTTGTTAGTTGCTATTCAGTTGTTTCGTGAGCTTCGCTATACTGTCTCTTAGCATCTTCAAGTTGTTTATCTGCGATTGCTCTAAGGTTTATGGTGAGCTTTTCAAGAAAATCAGCGATATCATCTGCCGGAACTATATTAATATGCCTATTAACAGCTTCGGATATATCATCTTTCATTTCCTGTTTAGCAATGACAAATGGCTTATCCATCTTCCGTTATACCTCCATTAGTCAGAAATCTTTTCCTGGGCTAAATCAAGAAGATCCTCGATTAAGTCCTTTTCGTCCTTGTCTGTGATAACCTTATCCTCACGGTTATTGTCCGAAATAACCTTGCCTGTAGCCTCGTCCACCTCTGAATAGGTTATTGACATTCTCTTGCCTACTGCATCGTTCCAAACTGTAACGCTTGTCGCTGTCTTAATCATTATGCTACCTCTCTTTCATTGCTTATCTCTTGTAAATGTTTAACGGCTTCTGCGCCGTAATTAGGTGTTTTTGTATCTGCCTGATCTTCATTAAAGGTTTCAAGTCTCAAGTTCTCAAATCCTGCCTGTCGTGCCTTGATTTCCCATCCGAACGGCATTCCCGCAGTTCCTTCAACTACAAAGTATCTCTGAGTCCTTTCGGTCACATAGCACTCGCCTTGACCATATTTTTGTAAGAAAACTTGATAACTTTCTGTCTTAATAGTCTCTGAAAACGTACTATCAAGCCATATATAACACTTACCATCTTCTGCAATTTTACCTTCGCCAACATCGCCAAACATCGGTGTAGGCATTTCATAACAGTACAATGATCTTTTTCCGTAATCTTCGGTATCGGTAACTCTGCTTTTTGTGCCTGAACAACGAAAGTTCGCATCTATCCAAACCTCACTTCGATATGAACTTGCATCAAATATATAATTTCCTGCAGAATCTACCAACTTTATTCTGTCTGGTGTAAGTGACAAAACATCGTTTCCTAAAACAATAGTTCCATAGTCACCTGATTGTTCACTTACGGCTATCCATGTACTTACTATATGCCCGCTTTTGTCAACTCTAAACGGACAATCCCCGTAGTTGCTATGACTTGTTCCACCCGCAGCAAACGTCCATGTAATATTTGATGCCGGTTTTTGCATTACAGCAACGCCTGTGTTTGAGTCACCACCGTATATTTTTCCGCTTGTTATAGTCCATCCTGCTAACGTTCCACCCGTTGCTGTTAAATCTCCAGTTGTAACTGTTCCTGAGATATTCGCCCCCGTAGCGGTCATTGCTCCATTATAATTTACTCTAAACGGATATGAATTATTGCCGTTTACTGTTCTTACGATACCAAATGCAATGTTTCCTGTTTGCGGATTAGCGGGTGCATTTAACATTGGTCTATATGTAACGCTTACATTAGAGCCTGAAATCGTTTCGGTAACTGTTATTTCCTTACGGATCTGCGTAGCATTTATAGTCCATCCGCCAACAGTACCACCTGTTGCAGTAAGTGCATCCGTATTAAACGTACCTGTGATGTTTGCTCCTGTTGCTGTCAACGCTCCGTTGTAGTCTACACGAAATGGGAAACTCACGTTTGAACTTCCCAATGATTTTCTGATAGCAAATGCAGCCGTAGTCAATTCTGGTGTTTCGGGAGCATTTATCATTGGTCTGTATGTATACCCATCATCACCCGTAACCGCTTTGTACAACACCGAACTACCAATAGACCAACCGCCAATAGTACCACTTGTAGCGGTTATTTCTCCGGCACTTGTAACTTTAAAGTTAGTGCTTTCGATAGCAAGGCTATTAGATGTAAGCTGAATCTTTCCGCTTGATATAAAAGCTATATTGTTAGCCTTTACCGAGAAATCTTCTCCGCTTTCCGCACTTGTGCCTATTGCCACTTTAACAATATCGCCATTAGACTTTGCCTTTAAAACAATAGTGTTCTTTGTTTGCGTAATCGATGTACCAATTTCATCTGTAATTAATGGTAACGGATTCCAATCACCTGATGCTACCGACCATGCCGTACCATTGCACGAATAAACCGTACCGCTATTATTGTCGAGATAATAATCGCCATTACAACTTGCAGGTGGATATTGCGTAGTCGATGGCGTTCCAAATCCGTAATAATCAATCGTTATGGCTGTTGGTGTCGTTGGCAATACAGACTCATCATACTTGTTGATTGCTTCACTAACCGTTGACTCAATACCTTCTACTGCAACATTGATAGCACTATTCATTTGTGTTGTGGTACTATAGTTGTTCTGAACATTAGCTTGAAGTAAATTTAACTGTGATTGAGCTGCATCTGCCTTTTGGTTTGCTAACTCTGCTTGTCTTAAAGCTTCGTCTGCTTCTGATTCTCCGAGAGTTACCCAAGAATACGTTGCCGGAGTTGTAGACGTATCTTTGTCGAATCTGTAATAGTCTGTTTTATCAACGCCCTGATCCGTGTAATGATATCTGTATAAGTCTCCAACATGAGAATCTTTAGTCGCTGTCGTAGTCCATGAATTAGCCGGAGGATTATTGAGCGTAGGAACTACATTGCCATCGTAATACTCAATACGTCCATCAATCTGATCTTGCAGATTTTGGATTTCAGCATTGTAAGTAGTCTGATTAACATAGTTCTGACTAACGCTTGCCATAATCGAACTCTCACTCTGAGAAATCAAGCTCTGAGTTTGAGTTGTCGTTGAATAATTCGTTGACAGATTTGTTTCCGTGGCTGTCACACGGCTTGTAAGTCCGTTAACATTAACCTCTAATTCGTGTGTTTTGCCCTTAGTCCTTATAATGTCGCTTGTGACGTTGTTAACAAGGGCAATTTGCGACTTTTCGCTTTCAGCCGTATATTTATCCCTTAACGCCTGAATGCCCGTCATTTCCTTTTTTATGACGTATGAAACAATAGTCATGTCTCTTGTTACTATTGTCAGTTTTGTTCCGAGTGGTAACATTGGATTTCCGTAAGTCTGAATTGTAAACGGTCTGAACGAATCTGTATCGATGTGATTCAACAGATTGTCTAACGCATCTTCAAGAGCTTGCGAACCCTCTGTACCGTAAATCAATGGGTTATTATCTATTACATAAACATTTGTGTCTGTTCCTACAAAGGTTCCGACATCACTCGCTGTTCCCCTTGCATTAATTCCCGTTATGTTGTCCGTTACATAATCCTCATATGTTCCTGTTCCGTCCACATAGTAGTCAAGCGTAAGCGTCTGAGCATCAACAAGCGACACATAATCAAATGTACCGCTCGGTGTAATCTGTCCGAAGCATCCGTTAAGTTCGCAGATTGCTTCGATTACTGTCTTTCCGCTAAGTGTTCCGACAACAGAAAAACCGCCCATAGTAACAAACGAATCGTTAACCAATGTGACGGTTTCCTGAGTAATTCCAAGATATGTAAAGAAACTATCTCGAAGATTTTTAATTGTCATCGGAAATGTTAAGCCGTTATACCATGTAGCCACATCAACGTTGAGAATATCATACATCGCATCATAGCAAGTCAACTCTCTCCAACGTCTGTCGTTAGTAGGCTTATCTGAAAATACTTTGAAGTAGCCTAGAACGGCTTGTGCTTCGATTTTCTCCTGTTCGCTTAATATGATACGTTCGCCATCTTCTGTGAGGATATATAAGCCGTTTTCGGTGATAAGATAGCCATCACCGTCTGTTTCTATGTCCTGAACTACATAAAGGGTTTCTCCCGTAAAATCGTGAGAAATGTCTGCGATGGTAATTTTGAAGCAAGCAGCCTCGCATCTACCATACCGCAGATTTTCCTCACTACAAAGGGATTTTTCGAGCGACATCTTTTCAGATACAATGTTTGTGTTTGTGATGGTCACGCCACCACTTGATGTAATCGTCATGCTTTTCAGTATAGGCAATTTATAAATGTCATTGTATTCTTGTAATGTCATGCTAAATTCTCCTTAAAAAATCCTATGTCTACGGATTTTGCACTTTTACACTTATATTTTCCATTTTAGCAAAAATAGTATTTGCAAATTGTTCAGCGCCGGTCGCTGTCGGATGAATATTGTCTATAAAATAATCTGGCGTATATTCATTCATCCCTGACACTTTATATCCTTCAATAACAGGAACTCCCATGCTTTCAGCGACTTTTGCGATTTTCGAATAATATTCGTATTGCGTCATGTTGCTACTATTCTTTGCTGTAGATGCATTTACTCCTGTTCCATAATGGTCTAGCACCAAAAAGACTGTTATATCAGGATTTTGCCCTAAAATATAATTTAATGCTGACCTTACGCAACCGCATACAGTTGTTTCTGCCGTATCAGTATATTCACCAAGCTTATCGTGATTGCGGAAAAAATCATTAACAAATCCTTCAAGAATGCATACATCTTTAGATGAATAGCCAGTATATGATTTTACTTGTGCCAAAATATCAAGCGTTGGAAAATCACTTGTCACTAAAATGGTCGCATTTCCTATACCTTGATTGTCCCAAACCATGCCTGTCAAATTTGGTAAATAATTAAGATATCCGCCTGTACTTTGTGATCGGTATGTTAAGCTTGTTCCAAAAGCGACTCCTGTCATATTCGTATATTTTGATACATCAGAACTTATTTTGTAGATATTATCGCACTTAACATAAAAATCATTTATATTTGCAGTAAGAAAAATGAATTTTGCATAAGTAGCAGATGTATTAAATACTTTACCATTAGTAAAATTGGAATTGCCCAATAAAGCCTTATCTTTATCAAACCAAAGCACAAATACATTTGTGGTCGGAGTATAATAATACTGATTTAACATTACTCGAATATAGTCCGTCTGTCCTAATGTAGTGCTTGGCTGAAACGTGTTATTTCTATCGTAATATCCATCTGTATGTACACCTGACGCATTTTTATCAAAAAGATTTGCAACTTCTATATTATCTGATATCTTTGGCAAAATCACGCCAGTTTCAATAAGGTATTTTAGTTCTTCAAATCTTGTTTCTGGTGCTATATTATAATAACTTAGCTTGCTTGTAATACTTGCTCTTTTATTTATATATAGTTTTGTCGCACCCGTTGGAACATTGACAACACGATTGTCGCATTGTAAACCAATAACTGATATTCCATCCGATACAATAACCCCATCATTATTTGAAAATAAATATGAATAATAAGATGACGGAACTTTTGCGTTGATTGTGAAAATATCTCCTTCTACACAAGAAATTTCTGTATGATAAACGTCAGTTAAGGCAGAAGTTTGTGTCGAGATTCTTCCGCTTGAAGTATGATAAAAATTCCCATCATTAACCCATCCACTAATAACTTTTACACCCGATACTTCGTTTATATTTTCATTCACTTGCGAAATTGTAGTGTAAATGCCACCGCTCTTAACAGGATTATTGCTGCTTGCCGCAGGAACATCATCAAAAGTAAGCGCGTTCTGCTTACCATTCCATGCATTCTTCTCCGCATCCGTCACAAGTCTATGTGTGCTATCATCAGACAGGTCAGCAAGTTCATCAGGAATTGTCGGTGTGTTCGACAGGTCTGTATAACTTCCGCTTGTTGCTACTGTCGCAAGGTCACTTGTGTTTGCCTTCGTTCCGAGAGCGGTGTAGATTCCGCTACTCTTAACAGGATTTGAACTTCCGTTTGTTGGAGCGTTATCAAACGTGAGAGCGTCCTGTTTGCCACTCCACGCTGTCTTTTCTGCGTCTGTAACTAATCTATGAGTGCTGTCATCACCAAGATCGGCAAGAGTTAAATCACCCACAAATCTGTTCTTTAAATATCCAATTTCAACCTTTTTGGATGTCCCATCTTCAACGGCTAACATTAAATCGTCATCCGCAAGATTTTCGCCAAGAGGCAGTTGAGATATTTTTGTTCCTACAATATCAGACATTATCTTTTACCTCCTTAATATTCTATAAACGCAAACCTTGATGGTGCGTATATGTTTTTGTTGTATAGGTTGTATTCCACCGTACCAGGCATATAAAAAGTGCCTGTCTTGTATGTGTCTGTCTCTTCATCGTAGTATTCACAAGTACAAGTCCTTGATGCACTATCTGAAAAGCATCCTCTTATGCCCTGAATAAGTGACCGCATCTGATTCCTATACAGATACGGAGTCTCAAATTCAATTTTGGATGCCGTATGAGCTAACACGTTACGGTGTAAATATCCATTTGCGTCCCTATAACTATCCAAGTCCTGACGCTGATTAGGTGCTATCTTATAGCTCTCCAACTTCATGTATTCAAGAGGGATAGTATAAGAGTTAGCCCCGTTAATTACCCTAATTAAATAACCATTAAAAGCCACCTTCTATCCCTCCTTCTAAATTAAAAACGGGCTATTGCCCGTTCTGTTGTAATAGTTATTTGCTTCTGATCTAGTCGCATTAAATACGTCTTTGCTACTTACTGTTAGTTCCTTTGCAGCTATCTGCCTTAAGAGCTGATTCTGTTCAGCAAGAAGTTCATTCTGTCGTGCTATATCAGAACTTCCTGTGTTTGTCGTTCCATAACCATTTATAGAGCTGTTGTTAATCATAGGCATCTGTGGAGTTACCATGTTGCCAACAATCATGTCAGCAAGTTTGCCAATAGTTCCATCTGTGAGTGGAAGGATTGCTTCTGGTCCCGCTTCACCGACAATAGCCGGAGTTGCACCGCCTACGACACCGCCGGCAGCAAAGTATCTAAAGTTGTTTACTCCTGTGTTGTATCCAAGGGTAATGCCGCCTGACATATTCTTAAGGTTTCGTAACTGTCCCACAAGACTTGTAATTTTACTTCCAAGAGTATCAAATCCTCGACCTTCAACAGCAATAGTTACATTCTTGTTTTGATTTAACGATGTTTTAAATCCCTCAAAGCGGTTCTTAACTCGCTGAAAAGCACTTTCGTCTGATTCAACGCCCGTTTTCTTTACAAGATTTAATGAGTTAAGAAAACTACTAAATACACTAACTCTTGATTGAGCCTTGTTTGTGCCGTTGTTAAAGTTAGTTTCAAATTGGCTTGCGACTTCACCAAGCTTACGACTTGATGTTTCACTAACCTTACTAAAGGTATCGCTTGCCCACTTCCCTATGCCATCCCATTTAGTAGTGCCATTTGTATAGGCATTACCAAATTGTGTTTCCGTTTTAGTCGGGAAATTATTAAACGCATTGTCTACAGTATCGCCTTGAGTTGTTGCCCATGTACCAAGCTCACTCCATTTGTTAGTACCATCGGTGTAAGCATCGCCAAAAGTCTTAGCGACATTACTAGGTAACTGACTCATTCCCGTTGTTGTTTTTGTGGTTACATCATTAGCCCATGAACTAATGCCCAACCACTTGTTTGTACTCTGCGTATAAGCATCGTCAAACTTTCCTGATACTGCACCTGAGAACGAATCAAAACCTTTACTTGCATCTGTAGCTTTTGTAGTTGCCCATCTTCCAATGCCATTCCATGTTTTTGTACCCTTAGTGTACGCATCTGAAAATGTGCTGATTGTATCTGTTGCAAATGACGCAAATCCCGTCTTTGCCTTAGATGCACTATTTGATGCTTCTGTTCCAAAGTCCTTTGTGTCTGAAACAAGAGTTTTTGTTTTTTCAACAAGGTTCTTAGCGGTTTCGCCCATTGACTTGTAACTAACATTTGCTTTGCTTATGCTTTCACTAAATCCGTTCCAAGCATTCAGCATATTAGTTCCGCCAAGTGAATCACCACCGAAGATAGACTTTAAAGTATTAACTCCTTCTTCAAGGTAAGAACCCTTGTACATATTCTTGACTTTTGCACCGATGTTTACCGCGCCGTTAACAACTTTGTCTCCAAAGTTCTGTAATGCGTCCCATCCGGCTTTAGCAATATCTTTAACCGGTTGTACATCGGATTTTGCCTTTTCCTTGATAATTCCACCAAGGTCTTTCATGTAACCCGAATTAGGATCAAAAAACTCAATAACAGGCCCAAACCAATCCTCACTAGCATCAGCCCATCTCTCAGCAAAATCACTTATATGATACTTAGCGTCATAATAAAGATTCTCCATCCAATTATTATGCTTAGTAGTTTCATTGCCAACTGTAAGGTTTCTAAGTGATTTGGCCTGTGCAAATCCAAGATTCAAAAGTCCAGGAAGGAGGTTTCCTTCTTTAGCCGCGCGATAAAGGTTCTTAATGCTGTCCTCTGTTTTCTTCGTTTCAAACATTGAATACGAGCCTTGGTATTCATCGTAATATTTTTGCGTTTCTGGATCATCAGCAAAATACTTTCCAAAATTATTAGAAAGATATGGTCCCGCTGTCCATAGCGCAGTTGCAGGTGCTATTTTTGCAAACGTACTACCAAAGGTTGACCAAAACTTTCCACCCTTCAATAAAGCTGCTGCTCCTGCCAAACTTGAAATAGATCCTGTACCTTTAAGCCATTGCGCTCCCATGTTAGCCCAATCACTAGCTCCTGTGTCACGATCAAATTCAAACGGATTGTTTTGAACTCTATCGGCAGAAGTGCCTGCACTATACATTAATGCGCCGGCTGCTACTGCTGCTACGCCACTAAGAATTAATTGCACTCCTGTTAAAGTTACTGTTGTTCCTGATGCTGCTACAGTAATAGTCTGACCTGCTATTGCTGAACCGATAAGGCCTGCAAATGTCTTTGCAAGTCCTGTCAGCTTAAGTACCCCGAACAAGCCGATAAGAGCCATTGCAAGCTTGCCCGTAATAGAACTGTTATTCCAAAGTCCCTTAATAGCATCTGCAAGAGCTTCAAGTATCTTAATGGCTAACTTCATAAGCTTTTGAGCTAAATCAGGAATGTTAAGATTTCCTATAAATTCTGCTATTGCTTTACCAACCTCTTCAAAATCAGTTTCATCGAAAAATGTTGTTAAAGCGTCTAATGCACCACCTATCCATATATGTAGCGTTTCACCAAGATTGCCTAACCATCCTGTTTTAATAAATGCCTCGAAGCCATCTGAAAGAGCCTTTCCGACATTTTCCCAATTCATACCCTTGCCCCATTCTTTAAAGAATATAAGCGAGGTATTAATGACATTTCCTATAGTCGTTCCTATCTTTCCAAATACTTCTGGCGTGATAAGACCGTTAAGGAACTCTGCTAAGTTGTGACCAAAATTTCCTACTTTTTCAAATATATCAGTCCAAGGGATACTATCTAATGCATCAGACAGCTTTTGTGATATTGCGGAGCCTACTTCTTTCCAATTACCCGATTGGATTTTTTTAGCTAACTCTTTCCAAAAGTCACCAAGGGCATTGTCAACTGATTCCGTTACATATACTGCGCCAGGGATATCATCGCTACTACCGCTACTTCCTGAACCGCCATTGTTGTTATTCGTAGTAAGGTTATTAAGTTCGTCAAAGCCTTGAAGCTGTTTATTAAGTTCTTTCTGTGCTTTAGCTGCCTTGCCCGTGTTATCTGCAAATGCCGCCGCATTAACAACCGCCTTAGAGTAGGTGCTTTTACCCATAAGCTTTGCTATAAATGCCGATATGGTATTCATAACGCTTATAAGGTTGCTCATTAATGTCTTAAGTGCCGGAGCAACCGCATTAAATATAGGCTGAAACGCAGCACCAAACTGATACTTGAGAACCGCCAATTGTTCTTTCAGTTCTTGTATATTGTTCTTTGTTTCTTCAACAAATGCTCCGCTGTTTTGAAGTTCCTTAAAGGATTCAACAACAGCTTTTCTTAAACGTCTAAAAAGTACATAAATGGATCTAATTCCAAATCCATATTTTAAAAGTTTCATAAAAGAACTATTGAAAGTTCCATTAGATACCTTTCCTAGCCCCGTAAAGGCAGCACTTAGTTTGACAATCCCCTTTACTTCTGCACCTAATATCTTTTTAATTGCATTCCCAAGTTTGCTTACTGAACTATGTGCCTTATCAGCTTGTTTTTTGACATCCTTTAAGCCGTCCGAAGTTTCTCCGCCTGACTTTTGGTCAAATGCGTCTTTAACCTTTTCTGCCATTCCATTAAGGGATGCCTGCACACTATCTATCTGCGATTTATATTGGCTTATTGCTGCATCAGATATATTGCCTGATTGACCAAGTTGACGAAGCTTTTCATTTAACTTGTCAACCTCACCTTGTATAGTGATTACTTTTCGTTCAAACGATGTAAATGAGGATTTATCACCGTTCATAGCTGAGTTAGCGATTGAATTTAGTCCTGCCAAACTCGTTTGGAGTTTGC